TCAAACCTACGCCTTCTTGACCACCCACTTGTTGTGCCTGTTGACTTAATTGTTCAAATTGTGTTCTAACCTCAGGTGGCATTTGTTCTAAAGCTAACATATCTGCTTTCATTTGTAAGTGTTCCATAATATGAGCATGAATAGTAGCTTGCACCTGCAAATTGCTTTGTACAGGCGGAGTGTTTAATAAGGCCATATGTATAGCTATGTGTGCGTCATGATTTTGTTGAGGAAAAGCTTTAGCAGCTTGAGCCATAATCAAAGTATTATTTTCTAAACCAGCTTCTATTGGCATAGGTTCTGAAGGTGGTGGTGGATTTAATAAACCGTCTATATTATCAACCCCAATTGCTGCGTACATTCTACGGTAAGCTTCATAAACTCCACCTTGTCCATGAACTTCTGGATTAGATTGGACTAATTGCATCATTTCTTGAGCCATAGCTATTCTTTGTGAAGTGCTAAAAATATCAGGATTTGAAATCGGGATTATATCTACTCGATCATCAAAATCATTTAATTTAATTTGCATATTACCGTTAGCTGTCATGTATGGATATTCATTTGGTAAATATTCTTTAAATACCGTAGCTAATAATTTAAATTCTTTTTTCTGTGCTGCGTGTAATCTTTTGTGTATAGCTGATAAAACTTTGGTAGATCTTTCTAACAAAGCTAGAGTAGTGCCTACAGGAGCATTAGGATTGCCTTGACCAGTATTTATTTCAGCAATAGACGCAAACTTTTGTCCTGATTCAACTAAGATACCTAATAAATTTAATAACGTACCACTCGGTTCTTTAAATGGTAACGGTTGAATTGATTCTCTTAATGAACCACCAGGAGCATCCACATCTCTAAATTCTCCAGGCTGAATAGGAGAGTCTTCGTCTCGTATTCTAATCCCTCTTGTCTTGAATCCAGCAGGTAGATTAGCAAGAGTTCCTGCGTCAATTAATTGCCTTAGTATTGATGTAGATGCCTTGGAAAGACCTCCGATCATATGTGTTAAACCAAACCCATAAAAACCTAATCCAGGTAAAAATTTAAAATGAACAAAATAATCTATTTTATTTTTTAACGGATCATTCTCTAAAAAATTTCTTCTTATTGATAAAACATTTTGACTATTAACATCAATAGTAACTATGTAAGGTAATTTAACACCAGTAGGCATACCGTCTGCTGACATATCCTCAAAGCCTGGTATGTTTAAATTACAATGTACTTCGTAAAGTAAATTAACTTCACTAGAATCATACTCTGGTTCTAGACCAGATAACTTTTCTATTTCTTCTTTGACACCTGAATAATCAGTAGCTTCTTCACCACCGTATAAATCTATTTTTTTGTAAAATCCTTGTTGTTGTAATTTACGGACTTCATTCTCAGGCATTTTTATTATGTTAGTAATTCTAGGGCAGTTCTCTAAATCGGTTGTGTAATACGGTACAATTAAATCTTCTGGTGCAACAAATTTAGAAACGGCTCTACCTAAGACTTCGTCATAATATATTTTTTTAAAAGCAGAACCAGCTAACGGCAAATAAAATAACAACTGATCTAACTCTTCGTCATATTCTTCCATAACATGAACTATTTGATAGTTCATAAATTCTTTAACTCGTTGTGCTTGTTCTTCTACGGTTGAATCATATTGACCAACTACTTGAGTTTTTATAGGACCGCCTGCTGGTAATAATTCTTTGTAAGCTTGTGCTTGGAAAGTGGTTACGGCTTCGCCTAATAAAGGATGAATAACTCCTGAAGCACCAGCAAAAGGTTCGGATCTTTCGCTATCAAACTTCATACCTAAATATTTAAGTCCGTCTATATAAGTTCTCTCCCAATCTTCTCTAGAAGCTTTATCTTTTTCAATACCATCAATAAGCTGATTGCTTATATTCATAAGGTCTGATTCTTCTATAAGTTCTGCTAAGTTTTGATTAAAATCAGACTCAACCATATCAGGCTGTCCTGTATCTAAAACAGCACTACCATCATCTTGTATGATAAAACCACCTTCGCCAGATTGCTGTACGCCTTCTATAACTTGCAGCAGTTCGTCTTCTTCAACTGACTTTGGTTTATCAGCGTTTAAAGTATTTGGTGCAATTGGTTGGTTTTCTATAGCCATTTTTAGTGCAAGATTCTATCTTCTGCTAACATACCGTTTGAACTTAGTTCGCCAACTATTTCTAAATTAAAATAATCTGCTTGCTCCAAAGCGTTTTCCCAAGAGTGTGCCAAAATACAAGGACCCTCTTTAACGATACCGTCTTCTTCATATTGTGTTATGTAAATACCCATTAGTAGTAAACTCTATTTATAATTGGTTTTTCATCATCTTCATAATCGTCATTTAAAGAAAGTAATCCACCTTCTCTAAATCTCATTAAAGCTTGAGTCATAGTATCACATAAATCATCATTTGCACCAAAGGGAAAAGACGCACATTCTTCTATCATTTCTTCAGAAAAAGCTCTGATAGGTGCATAAACTAAACCACTCTCGAATATAGGTGCGACTGAATGCATACGAGTTGTTTTATCGTGACCTCTAGTTGGCGAGTAATTAACTACAGGTATGCCGAGTCTCCTAAGTTCATGAGTCAAAGGTGTACCCGAAGCTTTTGCTTCTATTAAGACCATATCTGGTTCCCAGTATTTATATTCTTCCATAGCCACTCTTTTAAGTTCTGGAAAATCATAACGACCTTTTTGACAATCCAATAATATTATTGAATCAGGTGCATCTTCATTTGGGCGAAAAACTCCCCAAGTAGAGATAGCAGAATAGTCAGCATTTTCTTTCTTAGAAAAAGCCGTATCATAACTTTGAATTATATAATTGACTGCTGGTAAAGAATCATGCTCCCACTTTTGCCACCACTCTCGTTTGATTATTGAACCTTCTTCAGCAGTAGGAGTTTGCATCCATTGGGCATTCCATTTCATAGCGGGTAGGGATGCTTTTACTTTTAACAATTCTTCTTTACCCCAAAACTCTTCCCATAAAGGTTTCTCTGTTTCAGGAAAAATAGCTGGAAACTCGACTATATCCCATTGATCAGCCAGCGGTTCTTTTTGAGCATTTAATAATTTAGCGGTTAAATCTAAATTACTCCATCTGGTCATGACTAAAACTATAGCTCCACCTGGTTGTAAACGCTGTCTTGGTCCAGAGGTGTACCATTCCCAACAAGACTCCATAGCAGTCGGACTTAAAGCATCCTGTTCTGAATGTGGATCATCAATAATCATCAGATCTGCACCACGACCAGTAATCGCACCTCCAACACCAGCAGCAAAGTATTCGCCATTCTTATTAGTTTCCCAACGACCAGCTGACTTACTATCAGACGATAAGGTTACTTCAGGAAATATTCTTTGATATTCAGGTGTGTCCATCATGTTTCTGACTTTACGACCAAAACGTACTGCTAGTTCACCAGTATGTGTGGCTTGCATAATTTTACGATTTGGTGTCTTGCCCATAATCCAAGCTGGAAAATAAGTAGAGGCAAATTCAGATTTAGTGTGTCTAGGTGGCATATTAACAATCAAACGATTGATAGTGCCATTTGCAATACCTTCTAATTTTTCAGCAAAAATTTTATGGTGACGGCCACAAATAAATCCATCCCACATATGTTCAACAAAATTAAGAAAATTATCCTGACAACCTTTTTGTTTTTTAATTAAATCTAAGCGTTCTTTTAAAGCCAACGCTTCTTTTATTTCTGAATCAGATAAATGACCAAGACTCATACAATTTTTAATTTACCATCTTTAGTGTAATCATAAGGTATTTGTAAAGCGGAAAGTTTTCTTTCTATTTCATCAAGACCATCAAAGCCCATACCTTTGCTAATTCTTGGATCAACAGCACCACCAGATCTAAAGGCACTTATACCTTTCTCTGCTATAGCTTGGCGTAATTCATCATCTATTTGTATAGTAAAGCCAACATCTAACTTTTTTTTGATTAAATCAACCTCATTTCTTGAAAAATTATCAAAAAAACGAGGATCAACTATAATCTTTTTTTCCATACCAAGCTCTTTTAAAACTTTTGTCACTTGTGCTGGAATTTTTTTATCATAAAGGTCTATTATGTATTCAAGTCCTTCTGCAGAATCTCTTTTTATAACGCCAGGAGAAAAACTAAAAACTAATTCAGACACATTAGGATCAGCAGCTGCAGCAGCAATATTCTCTCTGACGGTTGGCACTTCTACCCGAGCAATATCTTTATCGTCAAATGGACCTCTGCGTAATTTATCACTACCTCTAAAAGATACTGGTGCTTTTAAAATTTCTTTACCATCTTTACCTTTAAAGACTGGATTATTAATATCAGCGTTATCTTTTAAAAATTTACTAAATGATTGTTCGCCAGGTACGGTACTCAAAGGTCTAGTCGGATCATAAAATAATTTTTTATAGTAAGCATCTATATCATCTGCTAATTCTGGAAAATTACGTTTACTTGGCATTTTGTATTCAGAAACAAATTTTGCGTTGTCTTTATAGGACTTAACAATTTTTGCTATATCTTTGTCTAGGTCTTTTATCTCGCCTAATAATTTTTTTGCTTCAGGTGTGTTTTTACTAAGTTTTTCATATGCAGCTTTTTTTACGGCTTGTTGTGATTTTAAATAGGCAGCTTGAACAGATTCTTGTTTTATGTTTTTTGAAATTTTTTGGAGGGCTTTTAGTTCCTCAAGTGTAGAAAAAGGTTTTTTTGTTGATTTAACATAATTACTTAACATTTTAGAATACTCAGATTGTACTCTAGCAACAACTCTTGTTTTGCCAGTAGTACCTAACAAATCAATGACTCCATCAAAAACCAAAGCATTATCGTAGTTAGGATAGTGGTTAGTTGCACTAGCTCCTTTTTTTCTTAAATTTTCTAAATTTCTAACCTGATAAACTTTTTGAGTTTCAAAACTAAAGTCACCTCTTCTATTTAATTCATCAGCAGCTTCTTCAGTAAGTTCAGGCATATATCTATCTGACTTTTTAACATTTTTGAAATTAAACAAACCTTTTTGATTTTTTTTAACATATTGATCAAACACCTCTAAAGATATTTCTCTATCACCAAATTGTTTTTTTAGTTGTGGATGTAATCGACCAAATTCATCTGTAATTCTTAAAGCTCGTAATTCGCCTTCGGTCACTTTGCTACCTTTACCAACTTTTTTTAACAAAGCCACATACTTTCCAGCAGTAGCTCGTTCTGGTAGTTTGTTGCCAGCTTGATCAGTTATAAATTTTCTAGTGGGCGATATTAAATTTGATGTGTTTGGATAAGCCAAATCATCTAAATCTTTTTTAATAAAATCTACTGCTTCTGGAATATCTTCTTTAGGTGCTTCTAACAACTTAGGTTCATTTTTTGCTAAAGGTTGAACAGCTTTACGAGCTCGTATGAATCTTAAAATTGGCACAAAACTAGCAATACCAAGAGCAGTCAAAGCACCATAACCTAATCCTCCTAAGAGATCTCCTTCTTGAACTTTTTCGCTGGCTCTCGTACCAAACTCGCCAACTTCGTAAGCGGTAAGGGCATCACCAATACCAGGGGTAACACTAATTGCTATTTGATCGACAATAGGCAGTTCTTCAAACTTACGATAAGCATCACGCACATTACCTTTGCCTATTAAATCTTGTATATCTGCGGTTAGTTCAGCTCTACTAGCCATTTCTTACCCCAAAAGTTCGGCTAACATTTGTTGGCGTAAAGCTCGTCTTTCTAATTCGGTTAGGTAGTCGGCTAATCTAATATTGCTACCACCACTATAATTTATAGTTGGTGACGGCATCATACTAACAATACCCATATTTTCTTGGCTTGCTGCTTGTTGTGGTTGAGGTTGTTGCGGATAAACTATTTCAGGTCTAGGGTTGAGTATGTCGTAAATATCTAAACCAGTATTAATAACATCTACGATTTTACCGTAGTCAATATTTATAGGTTCAGGTGGTTTTTCTCTTACAACTACAATTTCATCTGGCCCTCTGTTATCATCTAAAGAGTTATTATACAAACTAGTAAAGAAGCCACCTACGCCACCACCAAAAGAAAATTTTGGAATAATTTTACTACCGTCTCCAGCGGTACCCATAATTTTTTCAGCAGAATCTAATTTATTTAATTGATCTCTACGATCTCCTAACTTTTTTACTATAATGTTACTAAAAGTTAGTTCTTGATCTCTGGCTGCTTTTTTTTGTTGGAGGGGTAAAGTTTTAAAAATTTTATTGTTAACATTTCTAGCTTTATTTAATCTATTTAATTCTTGGTTAATGTCGTCCACACCCATACGATCTACAGTTTTTAAATAAGTTCTCAAAGACTGTCCGCCTTTTAAAACTCTAGCCATAGGAAACATACCAACCAAGTCTAAACCAATACTAGCATAAGTAGCTTCAGCTGGATTAGTTACAAACTCTGGCAAAATAAAATCTCTAGCCACGCCCAAAGCCGTTATGCCCTGGTCATAAATATTTTTTAAATTTAAATTTGAAGCTGTAGGATCCGCTACTCGCATTTTACTCTATATCAGCTAATAATTTATCAATTGTACCGCCTTCTTTCATGCCCATAGAGTCCCCCATAACTTTACCCATAATCTCAGGATTACCAAAACTTTGTTCAGCTAAAGCAAGATCTTGTAAAGAAATACCAAATTGTTTTAAAAAAGCATCTATTTCAGCTTCAGACATACCAGAAGCCATCATTTCTTGCACTAAAGCACGAATTTCAGCCAACGCAGCTTGCGCTTCAGATACGTCTGCTTGAGAAACCGTTTCAGTATCAGTAGCAATCATGTTGGAGCCTCCGCCCATCATGTTTTCTAACTCATTCATTTCTTCCATTTTAACTCCTATAGCTAGAGCAGACCCAAACTTTAGAGGAGAAGAGATGAGTCGTGAGACTTTTCGTCTGAGTCTGCAATATTCTATTCATAATATATATTATTTAAAAAATAATGATATACCAGTATGGGTACCCTTTGCAAAAAAAGTGGAATTTGTTTGAGAGAGTTATTGTGCTTGATTGTGTTATATACTGCCTTGCTCCAAATGGGTCCCCGCCACCCGATTGCTGTATTATGCCGACCCGATTGCGTCAGCATTAGAGTCCCAGATAGCACAAAACCCACAGTTAAGTGGGTTTTGGCTAACAAAGAAAGAGATTAGTTAGTGTTTGTGGGACTGTTTAATCTTCTAATTTCTTCTTCGTTAAGTGACATGACTTCTTCCATATCAATTGTTTTCCATTCGCCATTCACAACATAACTGACATTATTTATTTTAAGATCAGTTGGGTCATATTCAACGTGGTAACATTCTGTTCCATCTTGTAGAACAACCTTCATTAATATCTTTCTTATTTGCATAACTTTTCTCCTTTGTTAATTGTTATGATCTAAGGATAGCAAATTGTTTACATTTTGTCTATTCTTATCTTGTAAAGTAATTAATTAAAAGTAAAAGTCCTAAACAAACTAACACAAATTCAAAGATCATTTTGTTTTATTAATCTTTCTAAGTTTTCATCAGAATAAACATTTTCAATTGTGTGACAAATTGCTTTTTCTTTTTCTTCAGGAGTTGCATCAGCGGAACCCCCTTTCCTTAAAACTTTTTCTTTAACAATTTTAGTATGTATTTTGTTTAAAGCTTCATCCGACAAAACTTTTTGGTCTTCGATCAAAAGGTTTATTATCTCTTCAGCATGATCACAAACAAAAGTTGCTACTTCATCTTTCATATCTATCTCCTTTAATCTATTTCAAAATTCTTAAAGATGATGGCTTTGCCAACAATGAAGTCCCCAGTCACTCCACGCAAGTCCGCGTACATATAGGTTGCTTTATTGTTTTTCTCTAGTCCTTGCAACTTGCCATCTTCATTCACGATCATGGGCTTTCTTCCATTTTTATATAGACACTGAACGAGCTGTATGTTGCCTCCAACCATCTCTTGCATTTTATATAGACCAGGTTTTTCATCTGCCGATACATGAGTTTCTTCTCCATCTGTATCTACTATTAAATATTCATACATTACTCTTTCTCCTTATCTTTTTCGTCTAAGCCAACAATAGTTATTTTTTCTTTAACATATTCTTGACCAAACCTTTTCTCTAACTCTTTTTTTAATTGTTTATTAAATTTATCTTTATCGTCCATATCTATTCTCCTTTATTAATATCTATAGATTACTATAAGTAACCAATAGATGCAAGTCTTTTTTTTTGGGCCAGATGAGCTAATAAATTTCACCCTGGATTCTGCTGGCAGCTATATATTGTTTATATATATTGTGTAGTACCACCCCGTAGGGAATTTTATTGTGCATAAAAGTTCCCGACTTAGAACCCGACTTTAATAGTCGTGTTCATCATCAGCCCAAGAGCCGTACAAGTCTGTTTCCATTGTATCGTAGTTAGGGTCAGTAAATATCTCTGGTCGATAACTGGCTTTTCTTTGCTTCACACATTTCTCGCAAACCATTCCACAAGAGATGCCTCTCGCATCTACTAGTTCCCAAACATGATCGCCCAAGTGATTGGTACCATCACATTCCAAAATAGGTTCATCAGTATCTTCATAATATTTCATCTTATTCTCCTTTATTAATTTGATTACAAATAGTAGCACATACTAGATCTTTTAACAAGATGATAAGAGTGTTGTCCTGGATCACCAGCAGCTACTTATGTGTATAAATGTGTATATAGGCCCTCGGCAGAGCTTATTTTTTTCTATTACAAATCCCGACCCGACCCCGACACAAAAAAAAGACGACACTCGTAAGTGTCGCCTAGATTGAGAATTAATATTACTTTACATTATGTCGCCTCCTTTGTCAAGTTAGATCCCCTGGATCATCAGCTGCACAACTTGTGTAGTTAATATTGTGTATATAGTCTTTCGGCTTGGCATTTATTTTATAAGGCAAGCCCGACTCCGACCTCCGACTTGGTAAATGTAGCACTAGATTAGCCTTCCTATTTATCCTCTTGATTTCACCTAGAGCCAACAATCTAGAAATTTGTTCGGTTTAATCCGATTTATGCCTACTACATTTACACTCAATCACGATCAATAATTAACCACAAGATAATTATGAACAAGACGATTTCGAACATTCATATAGTTCTTTAATGTGATCATCTAAATATATAGAGTCTTCATAATAGTCTTTAATGACTTTATCTCCCCACCAATAACCTTTTACTTGCTTATATTGTGTGTCAATCCAAATGTTAGGACCACCAAAGGCGACCAACAACTGACTCCCAACATAATCTAAGTTATCGTCTAAGACATATTTAATGTCCATAATTTGACTGCTACTCAAATATACTAGCAAGTCTTCATTTTCTAACTCAAAGTCATGCTTGCCCGTAGTTATTAAGTCAATCCAAAAATCAACATTATCTTTTAAATGGTCATTAGCTTCTGCTACTTTACCGTCAATAATATCTTGTGCCTTAGTCATATCTATACTCCGAATGATGAAATATTACTGAACATTTCTTACCGCCATTAAAAGGGTCTATTTCTGCCTGGTCAATTTCCTCATCATACTCAGCGTCAATTTCCCACATTTGAATTGGCTTGTTTCTAATTTGTTTGTTGAGCCAATTTTGTATTGCTTGTTCACAATCTTTTATTGTCTCGCCTCCGCATCTTGGCAAACCATCTTCAACAGTTCGCCCTACATAATATTTAATTTTTTTCATCTCTGTCTCCTTTGTTGATTAAAAAAAACTATCATATCTTTTTGGTTACATATTGTCAACCACCAAAACCAACTTCACCACCACCCCAAAGACCACCTAAATGAATTGCTTTTATCATGCCTTCTTTGGTTACTGGTATTTCATATTCTACTGGCGGATTCAAACCGTTTTTTTCTTTATCACTTTCAAAGTATTTTTCAGCCTCTTTTTTAGTAGTAAAAAAATTTGTGTGATCGTGGTTTAAATCTCGTACTAAATATATTTTCATTTTTTCTCCTGGTTGGATCTCATCTCTATTGTGTAATTGTGTATATTCTTATATATGGTAAAAATTTTTAAAAACTACAAACTCTATCCCGACTCCCGACATAAAATCGGGAGAAGGGACAGAAAACTAATTATCATTAAAATGGATTCCTTTTCTTAAACTTTCAAAGTAATCAGGACTTAAATTTTCCTTCAAAACTTTGAGAACTAAATCTGCTTGATATTGATCCACACATTCTATCCAAATCGTGTGTGTGTATTCTTCTTCTGTCATTTGGAACACCTTCTAGCTCTCGCTTTCTTCTTCTTTATGTGAATTTTAGCTTGTCGCAAAGAATTAAATTCCAAGCCATCTAAAAGAATACGGTAATGTCCGTATTCGTTTTTTTCGTATTTAAGTTTTTCTGTCATTTCTGATCTCCTTTGTTATTAATATATTCATTATATAGGTTGGTTACTATTTGTCAACTATTGTTTTAGATTAATTTGGCATATAATTTAACTTGGTTATAACTTTTTGTTATACATTTTGTAACCGAATTGAGAATG